TATGCTCTGTTAGCAACACCTAAGAATGAATAAGCGGCTTGTAGTCCGTATTCATTTAATTCATTACCGTGTAATGGATTGTTGCTTGAATCTGTATAGAACGTTGGTGTACCAAACGTTTCTGTTAATTCTCTTTGTGATGTGATCAAATATGGTGTACCAGCATTTGCGGCAAGTGTGCCGTCTGCTGTACCTGTACCCGCACCATTTGGCTTATTAGCGGCAGTTGCTACAATGATTAGTGGAACTGTTGCGGCCGCGGCAGGGGTGTAAAAACTCTCGTCAATTGCGCTGACTTCTACTCCTGGTGATGTTAATGCCATCTTGTTAACTCCTTTAATTAAGTTCTTCTATGAACATGTATTAGTTCTCTTAAACATATTTAGCCACAAGACCAAAAAATAAGGCATAATATACGGCGAAAAAGGTATGGTAAAGGGCGGGTAAATACAATTATGAGTAGACCTTTGTGTAAATCATGCAATCAAAGACCGTGTGCTATTAACTATAAGAAAGGTCGTAAGACCTATTATAGAAGCAAGTGCGAGCAGTGTGCAAGGGGTAGAACACCTTCAACACCGTTGTGGTATCAATTAGGATATCGTCAAAAAGACAAATGTGACAAGTGCGGATTTGAAAGCAAACATCCAGAACAGTTTGCAGTGTACCATGTAGACGGCAATTTAAAAAATTGTAGGCACAACAATTTAAAAACTGTGTGTGCTAACTGTCAGAGGATTCTACAAAAAGTCGGGGTACGTTGGAAACAAGGTGACCTAACCCCTGATTTCTAAAAATAGTACGAATCAGTGTATCAACATTTAGTTTTAATCTATCAAGGTCGCCGTTGTTGTCAATAGTGTAATCACACATCCACTGTTCAATGCTCATACTTGTTGACGGTTCTAACGGGCAGTGATCAGTACGATCTACCCAAATAGCATAATCAAAAATTTCTTCGTTTTGCATAGCAAAGAATTCACGTTTATTACGCAGTCCACAGTATATTTGATTTTGAGCAAACAAGTTGCGTCCAAGGCGTGCCAAATCATCTTTACAGTAATCGTGGATCATGTCATACCATAACTTGCGATGATTGTGTCGATCTGCGTAACATTCTTCTTCGTTAGCATAACCATACTTGTCTTTTAGATCATTATAGATAAACAGTTTTGAACAAAATCTTGAACTGGATTCAAACGTATAGCCGTATTTTTCTAACAGTTCGCATACAGTGTCTTTGCCGTGACGGCCGTGACCTACAACAAGTAATTTTGGTAACATAGGGATTCCTTTACTAAACTGTAATTAGTATACGTTCAAGTTTAGTAGAAGTCAACTGATTTTTAACCAATTACGAATGATAATGGTTTAGAACCTTCAGCGTATGTTGCCAAATCCATTTCAAGTTTTTCCATCTCTGCTTGAGCATCTGCTTTGAGAGCATCGCCATTTAGTGATGTACCACCTTGTGGTGTTGAAATAGTAGCAAACTTGCTTCGTGCTTCGCCAAGCATGTATTTGGCTACTGCAAGTGTGTAGTCTTTTAGCCACTGTCCTGCGTATGGATCGCTTAGTAGATTGAAATCTGGACGTTGGTTATATAACTGCATTAGGATTTGCTCGTCACTGCGTGGACGTTGCATGATTGTTAGTTTCTTAGTTACTGGTTCAAACTTAAAGTTGATGAAACTACCAAACATTTTACCAACAAGTTCTTGATAACTTGAAAATGCATAGTATGTGCTTAGTCCGCCCATTTGAGTTGAACTTAGCAGATATGTGTTTGTGTAAGCAAGGTTAAACGGCTCAAATAATGTACCGCCATCACCGCCACCTGTGCGTGATCCAATTGAACGTCTAAACACTTCGCGAACTTCCATTACTTCGTTTGGAAGGATATAATCGTTAGTATCTTCTTGTAGTTCAAGGACAGCAAATGATTCTTCAACAGAATTTTCAGCACGTTGTCTATATTTGCCAAGTGCTTTTTCAAGTGCAACTTCATAATGATTAGCATCAAGTTCGACATCAATCATTCCGTCGCCTAACATAGTACGACAGTAGTTAAAAACTTGTTGCTTTTTGTTTTCTAATTCATTAGCCATATATAATAGTTATCCTTAGTTTAGATCGTCCCAGTTAGTTGTTTGGGCGTTATACCCTGTAAATTTACCAGTATCTGTAATGTAAACCATCATGCCACCCGATGGACTTGTGATAGCCGTGTCTCTTGCTGAAGCAGTAGCATATACCGGTAACTGAAACGATTCTCCGGCGTTAAAATCAACAGTTGTTCCACTACCAAGAATTACACTACCATTTAATGAAATAGGACCACCATATAAATCTAAGTCAGCATATGTTGGCCCAACTAAAGGACCTGACTTAATGCTTACATATGCTTCACCTCTAATAACAACATCGTTATCTTGAGATGTAATTTCAATAGAACTGCCTACGCCAGCACCTGGATTTAAAGGATTACTATTTCTAATAGTAATTGACGATTCCATACCGTCGATCATAAGTTGCGGTGATCCAGGTGGGTTAGATACTACTGAAGTTTCGACTGTGTTAGTATTGACAAGAATATTCTCAACGTTACCAGTAATTTTACCGGCAACACCGTCAACTAACGGAGTACTGTCGTCGCCAAATACTGAACCTGTTACATCACCTGTAAATGTACCGCTTAATGTACTTGGTGCTGTTGTTGTAACTGCTGTTGCTGTAAGTGTTCCTGAAGTTGTAATACCGCTTCCTGAAGCAGAAATAGTTTGATTGCCAAGATTAATTGTTGTACCTTTTAGGTATAAATCTTTGAATTTTTTTGAACTGCTACCTAAATCATACGCTTCGTCTGTGTCAGGAACGATATTTCCTTTTACAGTGCCATCAAGATTAATACTTGAATTTAAACCATCAACAAGAGTAGTAGAATCATCACCAAACACAGAACCTTGAATATCTTTCTTAGCCGCTGTTGCGTTGAGTGGTTCACCTAACAGGGTATAAACTTCATCAAAGTTGTCGTTGATCTTAGTAAACGCTGATCTAAGGTTATCGCCGTTACCTGCGTCTGCACTTGTACCGGTGTTAATAGTCTTTTTTGCCATGCTTGAAAGTTTCCTTTGTTACTCATATTTATTCAATAAATAGTATTGTTATGCCAAGACTAAGTTTATATAAACCAGAAAAATCAGCAGATTACAAGTTCATTGATAAGAATGTAAATGAAGCATTCCAAGTGGGCGGTACGGACATTTTCATACACAAATATGAAGGTCCTGTAGATCCAGGCGTAGATAATTCAACGCCATCACAACCATACGGAACCAATGACATTCCTGAAACAAAAATACAGGATTTGCTGTTCCTTGAAAACAGAGATAGAAAATATTCTGACGATGTATATGTAGTAAGGGGTATTTACAGTGTGCAGGATTTAGACTTTGATCTAAGCCAGTTTGGTATGTTCCTGCAAAACGACACAGTGTTTATTACATTTCACATCAACTCAAGTGTAGAAGCATTAGGCAGAAAATTGATGCCAGGTGACGTACTTGAACTACCACACTTAAAAGACGAATATGCACTTAACGAATTTCAAGTAGCACTAAAACGTTTTTATGTGATCGAAGATGTAAACAGAAGTGCTGAAGGTTTTTCACAGACTTGGTATCCGCACTTATACAGATGTAAGTGTAAACCAATTATGGACAGTCAAGAATTTAAAGAAATTTTTGACAAAGATTCTGGAGAAGGTACAGGCTCAACTATACGTGATGTACTTTCAACATACGAAAAAGAAATGCAAATTAATGAAGCAATTCTTAATCAAGCAAACGAAGATATTACTGGTGATGCAAACACTCCTGTAACAGCAGGATATGAAACCAAACAGTTTTTTGTTGTTCCTACAGATAATGAAGGCAATGTACTAACTGAAGATGCATCACAAACTGATGTTAAAGTTGACACATCATCAATTGACGCAAGCAAGATACTGCGTTCACCAGAGAACAATTACTATGTAGGATATCTAACACAAGATGGTGTTCCACCTAACGGTGCTCCATTTGGTTCAGGTCTTACTTTCCCAGACAATCCTACAGAAGGACAATTTTATTTGAGATTAGATTACTTCCCTAATAGATTATTCCGTTACAATGGTAGACGTTGGATTAAGTTTGAAGATAACTTGAGAACAGAAACACCAAGTTCCGATAATGCACAAAATCAACTTGGTACGTTTGTTAACAACGATACTAAAAATACAATCAACGGTAAGGAAGTTACTGAAAGACAAAGCCTTTCTAAGGCACTTAAACCTAAGGCGGATAATTAATGCAACATTTTTACGATGGACAGATAAGGCGTTTTGTAACACAGTTTATTCGTGTGTTTTCAAACTTCAGTTATCAAGATTCAGCAGGCACATTACGCAAAGTACCAGCAACATACGGTAACCTAACACGCCAAGTAGCACACATTATTAGAGATAATTCAGAAAACAAAGTTGTTAGTGCGCCACGTATCAGTTGCTATATTACAGGACTTGAATACGCAAGAGATCGTGTACAAAATCCAACACACGTTTCAAAGATTCATCTACGTGAAAGAGAGTTTGACGATACTACACAACAGTATACCGGTGCTCAAGGACCTGGTTATACAGTAGAACGTGTAATGCCAGTTCCATTTAATCTAAGAATGAAAACTGATATTTGGTCAACTAACACAGATCAAAAATTACAGATTATGGAGCAAATACTTGTGTTGTTTAATCCAAGTCTTGAAATACAAAGCACAGCAAATTATGTCGACTGGACTTCGTTAAGTTTAATTGAACTAATGAGTACTAACTTTAGCACTCGCACAATACCTCAAGGTACAGAAACAGATATTGATATTGGCGAAATGGAATTTGTAATGCCTATATGGATTACCCCTCCTGCTAAGGTTAAACAACTTGGAATTATTGAAAAGATTGTTATGAGTGTGTTTGACGAAACAGGCTCAATATCCGATGGCATTATTGATGCCGCTGATCCTATGGCAGTTGTAAATGTTACACCAGGCAACTTTGGTTTGCTTGTGTTAAACAACACTGCTAAATTACTATCGCCGGGCGAAGGCGTAGATGAACCAACAGCAGGCGAGTTTACAAGAACTGGTGAAGCAGTTAGTTGGCATAAACTACTCGATCAATATCCAGGACAGTTTAGAGCCGGATTAAGTACAATTCGTTTAGCAAAAGCAGATGGTTCTGAAATTGTTGCTAATGCTACACTTAACCCAACAGACGAAACACAGATGGTACTAACATTTGATTCAGACACAGTACCAGAAAACACAATTTTAGCAGACAGTATTACCAGCAGAGGTACTATTGATGCTATTATAGATCCTACAAGTTTTAATCCGCAAACAGCAACATTAACTGCCGGAACACGTTATTTGCTACTTGCAGATCCTAATCCAAACACGTTTGCATGGCAAGACGATGTGGTAGGTGCCGCAAATGATATCATAACATGGAATGGCTCAAATTGGGAAGTTACATTTGACGCAAGTGCTAACGAAGAAAGAGCCGATTCTACTGCCGCACAAGATCCTGTATACATAACTAATACATATACCGGAGTACAATACAAGTTCACTAATGAGGACGGTACTTGGTTAAAGAGTTATGAAGGTGAATACCTTAAAGGATCATGGCGAATAGTACTATAAAAGAAAACATTGTCTGTAGCGGAGCATTATTCTATGCTCGTAATACCAAACGTTTTTTACTTCTACAAAGAACCAAACCAAAGACTGCTGGTCAATGGGGACTTGTAGGAGGAAAAGCAGAAGGGAACGAAACGCCATGGAAGGCACTTGAACGTGAGATTTCAGAAGAAGTAGGTAAAACGCCTCTAATTAAAAAAGTTATTCCATTAGAAATGTTTACTTCAAACGACAGTAAATTTTTCTTTCATACTTATCTTGCTATTGTTGATAGCGAGTTTATTCCTACGCTAAACAACGAACATTGTGG